CAGAGAGATTGGCGTTAGTCGTCACCGTGTCAGTGTTGCCCGTCACGTTGCCGGTGAGTGGCCCCGCAAACCCGGTACAGGTCAGGATGCCCGTGGATGGGTGGAACTTGATCCCAGCGTTGGACAATGCCGCGTAATTTCCACCAGCGAGCGAAGTGAACAGGACGAAATAATCTGCGTTCGTGGCGTCGTTCGCGTTGTTCACCGGAGTCGTGATCGCCGCGCTGCCATCAAAATTGACGCCGTTGATGGCCCTGGTCGTTTCGAGGACCGTGGCCTTGGCTGCCGTGCCCGCTGCTGCGAGATAGGCAGTCGCAGCGGTGAACGCCGCAGTGCCCAGCGTTCCTCCGCCTGTAGGAACGGTGAGCGTGGCTCCCGCGCCTGGCCAAGCCAGCACACCTGCTCCACCTTGGTTCGTGAAAGCGGTGGTGAATGTGGCGTTGGTGACAGTCGCAGCGTTACCGGTTACGGATCCCGCTATGGCGTTTGTACAGGTAAGGTTCGTGGTTGTGATAGCACCCACCACCCCAATCCCGCCCGCGAACGTAGCGCATCCGGTCGTGCTGGTGGTGGAGGCCGTGGTGTTGGCCACGGTGAGCACGCCAGCCGCCGATACTGTGGCTTGTGTGGCGGTTCCGATAGTAACCAGACCCGCACTGGATATAGTCATTTTGGTTGTAGCGACTTCACTAGCACCTGTCTGGAAGGTCAGTGTGGTAGCGTTGTTCGTCGCGGAGAAAGTGCCTTCCGCAATAGCAACTATGGACGCTCCAGTGAGAACCGCATCCCCCCCCGCAGCATCTAGTGCTGCACGGAAATTGATTTGACCAAGAACGTCGTTAACGACAGTTGAAGTCTCTTTCGAGCTTAGTGTGAGCACTGCTCCTACCGTTGTCAGTCCGCCCTGGATTTCAGCAATCGAAACTGGCGTTGTCGTCCCGATGCCGACGTTGCCATCAGTATTAATACGAAATCTTTCTACTAACCCTCCAGCTCCTGTTGTAGTAGTTTTTACAACAAATCCTCCACGAACTCCATTACCACTTGTTTGTGAGACAAAACCAAATTGTGCTTGTTGAGTATCAGCAGCCCAAGTACTTGTAGTTATTAAACTTGTTGCTGCCCAGTTATCATTAGGATTATAAAACTTTGCAACATTAGTAGACAAAGCATCATTACGTTGAACAGACAAAGCAAATGCTGGCGCCGTCGTCCCAATGCCGACGTTGCCGCTATTCAAAATCCTCATCGCTTCCGTAGCACCATTGTTCCCAACCTGGAAAATATGGTCTGCGCCAGTGGTGCCTACGCCGGTCGTAGTTTTATACGTCAAAGTCTGTGTAGTAGAGGATCCACCAATAATTAATGGCGTTGTGATGTTAGTCGTAAAAACTGGAGTGGCCAAGGTAGCATAACTGGCTATTGTTGCCCATGCGCCCGTCCCAAGCGTCCCGCCATCGGTAGGGATCGTGAGGGTCGCACCGCCAACAGGCCATGCCAGCACACCTGCTCCACCTTGATTAGTTAGGGTCGTGGTGAATGTTGCATTAGTTACGGTCGCAGCGTTACCGGTTACGGATCCCGCTATGGCGTTTGTAACCGTCAGATCCGTAAATGTGGGTGACCCGCCATACCCGTAGATACTCCCAGCGTTCAGTCGGGAGCCGATACGGTCCCCTGAACTCCAGGCCACGCCCGTCGTCCCGTCCTGGGCTCGCTCTACGGTCAGCGTGTTGGACGTGATGTTTGTAACCTTCACGATTTCCCACTTGCTCTCGGGACTCCCGGAGAACAGGGTCAGCATCATGTAGTTCGGTGATGCGACGGCCCCAAACACCGAGGCGTCCGTTACCACGATCGACGTAGCCACGTTTGTGAGATCGCCATTCAGCGTAGTCGTGACGTTATTCTTGAACAGTTGAACGGCCACGGCCTACTCCTTAATTCAGTGAAGCGATGAGCGCGTCCACCGCGAACATGGGCGCAGCGGCCCCGGCGTTCACATGCTGGCAAGTGGTGAGCGGGCCGAAATGCAAGCCGTTTCCGGCCACGGCATCAAATAGATAAACGTGAGTGACCAGATTCCATGCGCCCGAAGGAACAGGGAAGGTGATCGTGGCGTTGTTTTTGACTAGCCCGGTGATACCGGCGCTGGGAGTGTCCGTAACCTCCCCATTGGTGCCTTTCCAGTTGCTGTAGGACGGGTCAAGCTGGACGCGAGCGTAGTTGTTGCCGCTCATCTCTGAGACGATGCCCGCTTTTAAGATAATGCTTTGCTCGGTCCAGACCAGAGCACCAACCCCATCTGCCACCGTCCCGCCATCCGTGGTGGGCCACGTCGGCTCGGTCACCGCCGCACTGGTCCCTGCTACGGTGCAGCGGTAAAGCCTGCCGTTCGGCGTGGACGGAACGATATAGTCCGAGGTGCCGTAGGCCGTGTTCACCGTCCAGTAATTCTTGTTCGGGTGAATCAGAGCTGCCCAAATCTGCGTAGGCTTGGTATAGGTCATGCCCCGAAACACATGGTCCAACATTTTATTGACAAGGTAATTAGTGTATGCACCGGACATGGTGGCTCCCTGAAACAAAGCTAATCGAAAATTTCTTCCAATTCAAGCGTGACTGTTTGCGAATTGTAGTTGTTGCGTGTTCGCTTCCACTCAAGACACATGAAATTACGGTAAGGATCAGCTTCTGCCGCCGGAGCTGGCTTCCAGCGAAGAGTTCCGCCCGCAGCCGCTTTCAATGTAGTTTCCATTTCCAGTGCCACGGCATCCGTAACATTGTCGAAGGTCAAACTCCATTTATCGGGGAACAGATTGATCCCGTCTGCGGCTCTTTGACAATATCCATCGCCGAACCGAACTATGTTGATCCTAGGCTTCACGCCAGAAGCAGACGAGTAGCTTGGAATGTAGTTGAAGTCAGTCATGGGAATGCCCTAGAGGCCCTGCATGGGTTCAGCTCAACTTGAATACCAAAGTCAACTTAACTTGAATACCAAAGTCCCAGCCGCAAACTCCGGGGCCGGGTCGCCAAGCAGGATAGTGGTCACAGCCCCCAGGGCGGAGTATGCCAAGAGCACCCCGGCACTGTCGAGCAATCCCGCAGCCACGACAACTCCCCAGTCTGCGGTAGGCACAGGGAAGGTCACTGAGATATTGTTGGATGTCTCCCCGGAGGTGCCAGAGGACACCGCTGTGGTGCCCGCTCCCTGCGTCCCAGACCAGTTTGCCAGGGACGAGGCCACCGTCGCACGGGCGTAACTGCCTCCCGCGACCTCGGTGCCAGGGGTGGAGTCGGTCGGGGCCACGGTGTAAAGGGCCACGGAAATGCTAGGGGCCGCACCCCATGTCGAAGTCGAAGACCCCACAACCAGGGGCTGGCCCCTAAGAAGGTGATCAACCATCCTGTTTTCCATGGTGTTGGTCAAAGCTGTCATTGAACCGACTCCTCCGGCAAGAATACCCTAGCCCTGGGGCTAGGGGTTCAAAATCTACAGGCTAACGGGCGCTTTCTCGGATCAGGCCGCCTGGACGAAGTTCTTCCATGATGACCCCGCGTACGGCGTCCCCGAGTTGACGGGCCAGCTTGGAAGCATTGCCTCGTTCATCATCGCCAGATTTTTTCTCAGTGGTCGTGGTTGTGGGGGTGACCACGATGCTGATGTTGATCGGCGGGGTTGAAGATCCGCCGGTAAGCTGGCTGTTGTTGGCGATGGCGCCGGAACGGCCCGGGACAAACATCTCTGGGCCTCGCTCGCCGACGAGGTAGGAGGAACCGGCGGTAACGGATCCACCTGTGGCCTTGCCTCCGGCCCCTGCCGCAATAGCATTCCCCATGGTGCCCCAGAAACCACCTCCTGCATTTCCCCCCATGCTCTTCATCAAGGGGACTAACACACCGTAGTAAAATATCAGTTTGGCTAAGCCCTTTAGCATTTCTACGACTAGGCTACTAAAACTGGATTTACCTTCTATGGCCATGCCAACAAACGAATCAGACATACTCTTAGCTAGACCAACGAACCCTTCACCAATCGTTTCAGCAAGAGACTTAGATTCCTTTTTGATGCCTTTCACAACCTCGTAGAATTGCTGCCAGGTAATGATGCCTTTTCTAGCAGCTTCCTCTAAAGCACTCCCTAGCATCGCAGTCTCTACCCGCGTCTTGCCTGTTTCCACTCCCGCTTTTTGCATGGCTAGTACCCAAGCATCAGCCCCTTGTTGCAGATCGGGGCTCAAGGTATAAGCTTCTTTTCCTTTCTCGGATTTTGACTGCTTGGCTAGAATAGTCTCCACGTTTCCTATTTCCTTGAGAGCGGCTAATCTATCTTTCTGGTAATCCACTAATAGCTTAGCGGCTTTTATCTCTTCTTTTATAGCGGCCAATCCTTCTAGTTTACCTTTCAATAGCTCTCTTTCATATCTATTTGTTATACCGGCCTTGTTTAACCTGGCCTCTATAGACACATTTAATTCCTTTTCGTACTTTCCAGACTCTGCCGCTATTTCTCGCAACAAAGTAAGTCTTTTTTCTTCTGCGGCTGTTAGTTTTTTAACCTGTTCCACGGCTGTTTCCGGGGCTGTTTCCTTGATTACAGGGGCAGTCTGATACATTTGGACCCCGCCCGTGGATTTGTGAATAATGGGTGCCCTGTCCCCTATGCCTTTTACATCCTCTGGATCCACCCAGTTTTCAAATATATCTTTGGTTTGCTGTGCAGTCCTCGCCAGCTTTTGTAATGCCGTATCAAATCCAAGTGTGTTCATTATACCTTGTTTACAGAACTCCCTCCATCTATCATTCCACAGCATAGGCAGCACAAAAGTAGTGGCCAAGGCCCCAAATATCCCAGCTAACGCTTTTATGTGTTCTATGAACCCCACTATTTCGTCTATTACCCATTTCATCGCTTTAGCTATAGAAACTAACCCATTTTCTCCTTGTGTCATTGTGCGTATGAAAACATCAAATTCACTGACAGCTAACTTGATAGTTATTGCCATTTCGTGAAATAAATCTTTTACTGTCTCCCCGTCATCGCTATCCACAAAATTTTTAACATATTCTGCCAATTCTTGTATCTTTTTAGCTAGTCCTCCTACAACTTCACTGGCAGCATCAATAAGCCCACTATCCGCGATAGTCTTTAGCAAAAGATCCCATGAATTATTCATGCGGGCTATGTTTCTTTCTAGGTTGTTAGACGCTCCCGCAAATGCAGTTCCAAACCTATCTTCCATTACACTTGCTAGTTCAAGTATAATAGCCTTTGATTCTAGGGTTCCAGTCTTCATTGCTTTCATGAAAGTACCGATGGAGTTATCCGCCGTTTTACCCGCTCGGTAGGCGGCCTCTGCAAACATGGCAAAACCGCTAGGCAAGTTGCCCGCAAACTGCTTTTTGACTTCTTCCGCTTGGAGCGTTCCTTTGGACAGTGCCTGTTCCAGGGCTAAAAACGCCCTGGCCCCCGCGTCGGAGGACACCCCCGTAGCCACAATAGCTTTGGAAGTAGCCTCGAAAATACTCCTAGTTTGCCGTTGGCTTAGCCCGGCTGCCTGGGACGCTAGCGCGAACTTAGAATAACTATTCGTCGCAGCCTCTAACCCTATGCCAAACTTATTAGCCATCTCCGCCACATACTCGAATTCTCTAGCTGCTCCTGCTTTACCTCCTCCGACCACTGCCAAAGTAGCGGCTAGCCTCTGGAACTTCATGCCAGTTTCAAGCGCTGATGCTCCTAGAGAAAATACACCCTCAGCCAAAGCCGTAATCCCACCCAGCGCAACCCCCGCAGCCACAGCCACGGCGGCGAGTTGAGGGGGCATCGTCACCATAGAGGCGGCGAACGGGTTGAGCCCGCCCTGGGCCGAGACAGCGACGCCTGCGCGGTTCTTCACGTCCATGAGTCCGTCGAGCCAGCCACCTCCCCCGGCTGCGGGCTTGGCCGAGGATTTCTTTTCGTCCATGGCTTTGTTCATGCGATGAGTCGCAGCTTCAGCTTTGCCTATCTTGGTAGCAAGAACTTCTGCCGCTTTGGCGTTGGCGTCCAACCCTTTGCCAGCGTTACGGTTCAATGTATTCATCATTATAACTAAGTCAGCGTTCGCTTTTCTAACAGACTGAGCCATTGCATCTGCCGCTTTGGCATTAGCATCCAACCCTTTGCCAGCGTTACGGTTCAATGTATTCATCATGTTAACTAAGTCAGCGTTCGCTTTTCTAACAGACTGAGCCATTGCATTTATAGTTAAAGACAAATCAGAAGGGCCTTTTTTACCTCTCAACTGTTCTACTTCATTGGCCATCTTGGCTACCAACGCAGAGAAACTATTAACGGCGGCAGTGGCCCGCGTAAGGCCGCTAAGATCCACTACTATTGAAAGATTACCCAGTTCAGCCATACTGCCACCTTCTGTGTGCCTATTTACTTGGCATCCCTATCAGCTTCTTTGCCCAACAGTTCAACCAGAACATCATCCATCGACATTAACAACTTCTTCTGTAACTGGTTGGGCCTATGGCCACTGTATTCTATCCATGCCAGATACTCACTGAAGGGGATAGCACAAACCCCCGAGAAACCTTGAGGGCGCCGGGTAGTGAGGTCCAAGAACCATAACCACTCCTGCTCAATCTCGTAAGGTATCGGGGGTGTGTTTAACTCGTCGTACCATTTACCCGTTTGTTTGAACCCCTGCATCAGGGATTCCCTGCGGGTGATGGCTCCTTCTTTTCTGTTAAGGACAATCTCAGCGGAAAGGTGTTCAGATACCGCTGCTATTATCCTTGAATAAAATTTGCCACGTCCCCTACCGCAGTTTCAATTTGTTCCTTCAGCCAGAAATACCCAGGATTGGACAAGAGTTCTTTGGCGTTGGCCACAGAATATGGGTATTCCACGCCACTCATTTGAATGCCTTTCCAGCTCTTGACGCAGGCCACAAGCAATCGCATGGCCGAGGTTTCAAGCTCCTCTACCGTGATGCTACGGGTACTTTCGATCCTACGCTTGGCAAGTTCTGTCCTAACCTTTCGATAATCCTCGGAGGCATTGCCAGCCACCGTAACCACCATATCCAGAGGCTCCCCGGTCTTGGGGTGCTTGATGATGATCTCTGCCGTGTCCGAAGCGAAAAGGGAACTAAGGTCCATGGGGTGTCTCCTGATTGCGTTGTGAATAGGGTTACTGCCTAGTCCCGGAGGATTAGGCATGGTTAGAGGCGATAGTCAGCGTAGACGAGGTACCAGAGTCATAAAGAGCCTGGAAGTCCATCTTGACTGTGATGGGGCCTTCCTTCGGGATGTTGAAGTCGCCCGTGGAATACTTGACCTTGGGGATTGTGAAGGACATGGTGCCCGTGCTTCCATCGGTCAGATTCACCACGATGGCGGAGTCTGTCTCGTTCACGAACTTGTTATACAAGGTCGCGTTCTCGAAGAGAGCGGTCACGGTCCCGGACACGTTGCAAGTTCCCTCGAAGATGGCAGGGGTCAGGCGGCTGCCAACCACGCCTTCAGTCTTGCGGCCATTGGTCAGCTTGATCTCGATTGCCGTAACAACGGCCACGGGAGAGCCGCCTTCGGTCAAGCTGCCGGTGAAGGCATCGCAAGGTTGCGCTGTGCCAGCCGCAATCACGCCGCCAGCGGCCCAGGTGGTGCCTTGCATGGCGGTGACAGTCTGCCCGATGGCCGAGAACTTGGCAGTGACTATTTTGTCCGGGATGATGCTGATGTTCACGCCGTTGATTGCGCAGCCCATCATCGCGTCGAACTGAGGGCCATCGGCAAAGGATCGCTCGAAGGTGTAGGTGTATAAGGACGTGCCAGTTTTCAGGGTGTAAGCCCCAGTACTGCCGCCCCAGTCCGCAGCGAAAGCTCCAGACCACAGATCATTGTGGGCACCGACCGTAATCTCAACTCCGATGGATCCTTCCACAGATTTCATGCCGTGACGATACGAAGCAATCTGCCGGTCGCTTCGGATTTCATTGGATTGCAGGGAATCGAACTTTAGGTTGAGGTCTGTGTCCGTGAGCCGCACCGTGCTAAACGACGTGGACGGGATGGTGCCGAAGGTAACCTCCTTCACCATCCGAAGGCCGAATCGAGAGCCAGAAAGAATTGCCATGGTGTCCTCCGTGCCCTAGTCGGGCGTGTAGCAGTGCCAGTTTATAGTAACGGGCAAAATTGCCCAAGCTTTTTGGATGTCCACGGTTCCAAGGCTCAGCCCCAGGATTCTAACCGGAACGGTGTTGTAAGTGGTGACTACTCCCCGTCGGATCACGCCGGTGAGCTGATCAGCCAAAGTGATAGCGGCCCGGGTGCCCCGCTCCACGGGCGTATGTACGTTGAGCTGAGTGATGCCTCGATGGGCCGTGAAGCCCCCATAGCCAAGAGACTCGGGAGTGGTTCTTAGCGGTGCGTGAAAAACTTGGATGTAGGAAGTGCCCACCGTAGGTTCATAGCGCATATTCTCCCAGGCCAACGGAGTAGAGCCAACGGCAGTTAGAATCATGGCATTGAGCGCATGTTCAATGTCTCGGAACACGGTCCTAGGTTTAAACGCCCCTGTCAACGTGGCAGAGCAAGAGAAGGAGACAATCATAAGCGCACCTTGGCCGCAGCCGCTTCAACAAACTTGCCCCAGAAGGGAAGGGCACCTCGGACCATCATAGCAGGTTTTCCCGGGATCCCGGCGGCCATCCAATTGGACCCGCCGAAGAACTCCACGGCGTAAGCGTAGGGCACCAGATTGGCAATATAGGCCATCCCGGAACTTGCCCCTGACAGCACAGAGGACTTGAAGGGGTTGCCCCCAAAAGCCTCGCCTGCCGAAGTCACCTCGGAGGTGGGCATGGCCCCGAAGGAAACCTGCCAGTTGTTGATGAGCCTGGAAGTATCCACGGGAGTCCTGGATTTTACCTCTGTGACCATTCTGGAGAGAACGTCCTGCGCCACCCGAGCCAATGCCACTTCAAAGTCCTTTGCGAACTTTTCCATGCCGGAGACTGACTTGATGACGGGCATGATGGCCTCAGTATTGAACTTGCAGCACGTACATGATGGCTTCGGCGCCAGGTTTGAATGGGCTGCACGTCACGACTCGGTAAGTGTCTGCGACATCCAGCACAGTGTCCCCTGGCTGAGGTGCGAAAGTGGCCCCCGAAGCAGGTATGTAGATGTGCCAATCGACACGTTCTACGTCTGTTCCTGGCTGCACTTTCAAGGCGAAGTCAAAATTCTTTTCGCTGTTCCGGGGGTCTTGGAAAACGCCACTGGTCACAAAGGACACCTGGGTTCCAGTGGTTGCGTCCCAAGGTGCGGCAGGGTCCGGCACACTCACCGTTTCTCGAAACACGGTAATGGGCCTGCCCTTCTTCACGATCAAGCGAAGAGCAGTGGCGATCAGGCTTGTGTATTCAGCCATGGTAGCCTCCTTGATCAGCCACGGAAAATCTCCCCGCGAGGAATGGTCAGGTGGCAAAGCATAGCATCGGCCATAGGATAGGCGCGGATTGTGTTTGGCTGGTAGGATGCGTAGCGGCGTTCCTCGGTCACGGGACCAACTTGATCCTTGGCCATGGTCAGAATGGAGCCGCTGTCAGTGTATTCAGGATCTGGCGCCAGTTCTGCCGCCGAGGCCCGAAGGGCATATTCATAACAAGCCTTCTTCAACTCGACCGGCAGGCCCTCGATGATCACGCCATCGGGGTCATAGGCAGAAGACCTGGGCCACTGAAGCGCCTGGACCTGCGTGTATTTGGTGCCGATGAACCGGAACATGCCATCGATATAGTCCGTGGCTTTGATCAATGCCGCTTGTTTAGCGGCATTGGCCAGAGTGGCCCATGTGGCGTTGGCCCGGTCCACGAAATAGGCATCGGTATCCGCCGTGGAAACGTAGCTTGTGGAGTCCACAAGCCCCGTTCCGTCTTCTACTTTGAATGCCATCAGAAACCCCCTGCCCCATGTGCTCTATGATTAGGGCATCGCATGAACTCAGAGTGCATTTCTTTGACTAGCAGTTTTACATCGCTGGACATTTCTTTAATCTGGGCCTCAATGCGCCCTTCCATGTCGTCGATGTGTTTCTCTGCCCGTTCCCATAAATCAGTTGCGCGTTCTTTGTCAGTTCCGCGATTAATAGCATGGTTGTTCAACTCTGCTTCTATGGCCGCTATTCTAATAGACTGGGATGCCAACTGATTGTGCATCCTGATTATCACGCCAATTAAGCTGGTCAGTATAACCCCTAACACTACTGCAACAATCTGGACTGGGATGTGATCAAATAAAGACGAGTTCATTTGTATCCCCGATACAGTAGTTGGACGCAGGTTAATAGACAAAAAACCAGTAAGGTTACTAGCCATCCTACTTCGTTAGGTGTTGGCCTACGATGCGTCATGTGGCCCCCACTTGTATTTGTATTCTCGGTATTCACCAGTGTGGGCACATTCCGTGCATTTCAGCATATACCCTGTGTACTCACCAGCATCCCCGCGCCCAATGTAGTTGGATGTGATCTCGCACATGGCCCCGCATATGGGGCAAGCTAAGAGGCGAGGGGGGATGACCATGGGATTGCACCAGGAGCTAAACAGGTGAAAGTGCGCCCTCCAGCCCCTAGTCTAAGCGGGCCGAAGGGTGGCGTGTCAGTTATTTGTTAGCTGGGATTCACGATCAGCCAAGCCACGTCGCCGGTCACGGCAGCGTTGATCTTGAAGCTGGTACCGGCCACGATGTCCGACACGAAGGCCGGAACCGTCAGGCCCGTGGTCAGGGGCGTCAAGAAGATCAGCGAGGTGGCCTTGGCGGCAGCCGTGGCCACAACCAGAGAGCCCGTGGTCAAAGAGGCCACGCCGCAGCGGGGGATGCCTGAACTAAGGACTCCGAAATCTTCGATGAGGGTCTGCGCAAGGCTGACCTTGGACACTTCAGCGGCCAACTCGGTCAGCCGAGTGGCGGGAACCAGGGTCCAGTTGGAGCCCACGGCCCCGTGGGTGCCCGCGGCAACGGCGCCGGTCGTGGTGAGCACGTCGCCTTCGTTCACAGCTCGACCACCGACACCGCCGATTCGACCGGCGGTATCCACAAGGTAACGAGCGGCAGCGGTGACGACAGGGTAGTCGGGGCTACCCGAACAATCGATAACGCCAGTATAAGCGGCCATGACTTCTCCTATTTACGGGGTCGGCCCGACTTACGGACCTGGGGTTCATTGATAAGTGCTTCGGGTGTTTCGATGGGCTCCTGAATTTCCAGGACTTCGGATGGCCCTAGGTTAGGGTCTGCCACCTTGAGTTGGTATTCA